GCTAACCAACGCACTTATGGTGCCAAAAATGTCAAGGCACTACTAACCAAGTCGTCTGAGATTGGTCGCTGGCGCGACTTGCTTGACTTGTTCAACAAGTGCACCGATGCAAACAAGAAATTCATCGGTCAGTTGTTTAACGAAGCGCTTGATTCGGGCAACGGCTTGGCTGCTAAATGGCTTCCGCGCAAAGGTAAATTCGCGCGAGCTGTTCGTACGTCTATGGGCTACAAGGACACGCCGAAGGAATACCGTCGCAAGATTGTTGACTTGACTAAAGTAGTTGAGACCCAAATGTGCCAAGGCAAGTGGGACGAGATCAATTATTCGCACGTACCGTCAGTCGCGTTTAAGAAATACCGCAAGGCGTTCCTGCGTCATGACCCTGTACGTTTTGAAGAATTCATCCAATCAGCTATTGAAGGTGAAACAAAGGTTAACGCCGGCGCAATATTCCCGCATGAAATACTTGCGCCTTTAGGTAAGAGAACAGTAACGTCAAAAACCGAAGTCGACGCCATGCAAGCACAGTGGCAAAACTTGGCTGACTCGATGTCAAATGCGCCTGATGTACTGCCTATGATTGACGTTTCTGCGTCAATGAGAGGTGATCCTATGCATATTGCTGTGTCGCTCGGCATGTACTTGGCTGAACGTAACACTGGTCAATTCAAGAATGCGTACATGACTTTCGAGTCACGACCTCAGTTTGGCTTCGTGAAAGAGGGCGCTAAAATTGACGCTCGTTACAAGGATATTTTACGCGCAGGTTGGGGCGGCAGCACTGACTTATCGGCAGCGTTCAAGAAAATCCTCGAAGTTGCAGTGAACAACAATGTTCCGGCTGACCATATGCCTAAGATGTTGCTTGTGTTATCTGACATGGAGTTCAATTCCTGGGGTAACCGCGGTCTTACATCCACTGTAAAAGACTTGTTTAAAAAGGCAGGCTATGAGTGTCCTACTATTGTGTTCTGGAACTTAGCTGCTCGACCTGGCAACAACCCGGTAAAAGCTACTGATAAAGACATGGTAATGGTGTCTGGATTTAGCCCGGCCATAGCGAAGACCATTATAGAAGGCAAGGACCTATCACCGATGGGAATAATGCTTGACGCTATTATGAAAGATCGCTATACACTGTGAGGCGTAGTGCGCCCTAGTATTTAAAGAAGGGGCTTTTGGTCCCTTCTTTCGCATTGCGAATAAATACATAAAAATACAGGGAGACACATGTACACAAGCTTTCAACTTAAGAGTTGTGCAAAAACTCGATACTATATCAGGACAGTGAACCTAAGTACGCATTGTATGCTGACTGAAGAGTTACTGGTGATATATGGTGAAGAGTTGTGCGATGAAAAGTATGAACCGGGCGTTACCTTACCAAAAGGCTTTCGTGTTGAGTTTTATGAACTTGATGATTTCCTCAATACAGATATGGCCATAAACATAGACAATAACAAAAAGGAAACAATACGTGAAAGAACGCTATCAGGCATTGATTGCCCCGCTGCTTGAACTCGATCCCGGATTTCAAGAGTATTTCGATTTTGCTTATAACGCGCACATTGATCGCAAAAGAATCGGGACAAACGATCTATATATTATCCACCCCATTAACGTAGCGTTAAACGTCCTGGAAACGGGCTTGACGCACGATGAAAAGGTGATGGCAATCCGTGTAGCTGTAATGCACGATGTCGTGGAAGACGAAGACGTAGAGCTTGTTACGGTAATTAATGAATTCGGTACTGAGTTTGCGTATCATCTGTATTACACTTATACAGAGATAACCAAGTCTTCAGGCAACCGCAAGTTTAGGAAAATACTTGAGGCCAATCACTATGCTGCTGGTACCCGAGTATCACAGACCGTCAAAGTGTGCGATGCTGCCGATAATATAATGACGATTCATTTGAAGTCGGGCCGCAAGTTTGCATATGATTATATGAATGAAAAGGTTACACTTCATCATAAACTTGCATTGGCCGATCCATTGTCACTCAAGTTATTTGTTAAAAGGATGTCGATTGTTAAACAAGCACTAAAGGCTATCTAGCCCATATTAGTTACCAGCTTAACAACGCGCTTCTTGCCGAATTTCTTTTGACACATCTCGTCTAAACTGACGTAGGGTCCAAACAAGACTTCTACGTCTTTTTCCCTGTACGTTCGTACAGTATGTGAAAACGCTTTCATCTCTTCAAATAAATACACACCAATCGGGATTGATCTATTTGTTTCCCACCACCAGTTTGAACCGAGTTTAAGGAATAACACTTTTTCATCGTGGTCCGTAAGTGCTTCGAAATCATAGAAGGTAACGGCCTTACTCGCTACATTTTCAATAATTCCTAAATATTCGTCATCTCCTATTTTCAAGCCAGTTAGAAAAGGAAATTTTTTAGTTAGTTCGTCTTGGGTCATTTTGCTACCTGCTAAATATCTTTAAAAAGGCATATTTGTTGTGTTGTACACCATATATTTATGTAACCATGAAAGTACCGTTTTCGTGGGAATACCGAGGACTTATAGCATGAATGACAATGATACCATCACCCTCCACCGCGGTGTTGACAATACTCATTATTTTAGAGTCCGTAACCGTGACATGAAACGCCAGAATGTGAGCGGCCTTGTGGTTATGGCAAAGATCGTGGATCGCATGAATGGCGATAAAGTATTTGAAAAAAGATTAATACAAACTGACGATGATCAGTTTTCGTTAAATGTACTCGAAGGTGAGCTACTAGAGGTTGAGCCTGGCTATTACGAGATGGTTCTTGAGTCTATGGAAATGTTCGACACCAACAATTACGAACATAACCCGCGCCAACCTCTTTACCGGGACTTGAACGGCGAGATTCGTTTCGAAGTAGAGGTAACAGGCCACGCAGATAGCACACCGCGCCCTAGTAGAGAAGAGATAAAACCGTTTGAAAAATGGCTTCCTACGTTAAAAGACGGTGTAACGGTGTATAGTAGTTCAGCTATACCATGTAACGCTCTAAGAAACCACAGAAACAGCCTACACACGATGTCTATCCAAGCAGATAACTTTAGCGGAACGCTAGAGATATACGGTACTCTGGAACTAGATCCGCCGCCGGATAATAATTCTTGGTTTCCTGTTACTGTACAAGATTTGCCTGTAAACGAGATACAGATGGATAAGTTTACCGGCACCCATGCCTTTAACGTAGTGGGTAATCTTTACTGGGTGAAGTTCATCCTCAAAGGTGATTTGGACAACTTAGGAACTTTCGACAAACTGACTTGGCGATCTTGATTATTTTGGCGGCTGGCATTATACTACTGCGCACAAAAGCCAAAATAATAAGAAGAATATGAGCTGGGATCAGAAGTTACTAGATACTATACTAGAGAATTTCGGGCCACATAAAATTTCAAGAAAGGGTTTCAGGACTAGAAATTGCCCGATGTGTGTTACTAAAGGACACTCGCCTGACACCAAGAAACGTTTCGGTATGAAAGTCGATCATAAAGGCTTCGGCGGGTCATGCTTCAATTGCGGCTTTAAGTTCAAATACGAATACCACAAGAAACAGATGAGCAAGCCGCTCAAGTCATTTATGCGCCAACTCGGCGTTAAAAAGCAACTCATAGATGAGATTAAGTACGGGCTATTCGAGGATCTACATAGCGGTGTCATCTCTGATTTGATGCTTGAACCGGAGCCCGAAGAAACTGAAGTTCCGTTCGCTGAATTATTCAAAGACAAGAAGCCCAAACTCAACGAAGTTGCCCAAAGTCTTATAAAAGACGAGAAACAAATACGTCAGATACTTAGGACTAGGATAACAGATAATGTTATGCCTGAGTTCAACGAGTTTAGTACCCGTTACGTGCAAATAACAAAGCGCTGGTCACGTGAGCATAGTTATCCTGGCGATGCAAAACCTATGAGTTATTACCTTGATAGAGCTGAACTAGGACATCCTATTCCTGCTGATGTGAATGAGTGTTTGCTTTATATGTATGAACGTGACTTACTTGAGTTTGACGATATATGTTGGAGTTACGCTGTCACTAAAGAAGCAGGCAATCGTATAATACTTCCGTTTGAATTTGGCGGTAAACGGATCGGTTATACGGCGCGTGCAGTAAACGACCGTGCTGCTAAGATCAAAAAGTATCATTCAATGATGCCGGACGATGCGATATTCAATTACCACTTATTCCATAACAACTACAAACGAACGTTTGCGGTGTTGTATGAAGGTGTTATTGACGCGTATGTTATGCAAGGCATGGCATGTGGCGGAAGAAACATTAACGATGATCAGATATACATGATCAAAAATTTAGGCATGCCTGTAATTGTTGTGCCCGATAACGACAAAGACGGCGACGACTTGATTGACATAGCCATAAGGGAAGGCTGGTCAGTATCGTTTCCGCCATGGAAACATAAATTTAAGGACGCGGCAGCCGCTGCTGCTAAGTACGGTAGGATTTATACAATCCAAAGTATACTAGCTAGCGTAGAGACTAATCCACTAACAATAAATCTAAAAAAGGATATGAATGTCTGATTACATCCAAGAGTATACTCCGCAGGTCGAGGAGTTATTCATTCAATTTTTCTTAAGCGATCCTGAATTATTTGTGCGCTGTCGTAATGTGATTAAGCCTGATCACTATGCCTCTGAGACAAATAAAAAGACTGTCGATTTCATGGTAAAATATGCTGATGAATACAGTGCATTGCCTGACTTGGATCAATTAAAAGCGGTGGTGGGCAAACAATTCAACGTAACAAAGGACCTGCAAGATGAGCACAAGGAATGGTTCCTTGATAATTACGAAAAGTTTGCTCGACACAAGGAAATCATCAAAGCTGTTCTTGATGCGCCGCGACTGATTGAAAAGAAAGAATACGGTAGCGTTGAGCAACTAGTTAAAGAAGCAGTTCAAGTAGGCCTCGTCAAAGACTTGGGTACTGATTACTTCGACGACCCGTTAGGGCGCTTGCAGCGCATGAAAGAGAAGAAACCTCTTGTGTCTACGGGATACCGAGATTTAGACCACGCGTTGTTCGGTGGCGTTGAAGTAGGTTCACTTAACATTTATGCAGGGCAGTCCGGGACTGGTAAGAGTATTTTCCTACAAAACTCTGCAAGAAAGTCTGTCATGCGTGGCGAAAATGCGATGTACATATCACTGGAACTGTCAGAGGACTTGTGTGCGTTGCGTCTAGACGCTATGTTTGCGGGCCTAAGCACACAAAACGTGATGAGGGATAGTGAAGACGCCTCGACTCGTATTGCTATGTTTGCTAAAAAGTATGGCGGCTCACTACAGATAAAACGTTTTCCGTCCGGAACCACTGCTGCTGAGATTCGTGCTTACGTTAAAGAGTATCAGATCCAGACAGGTCGTAAAGTAAACAAACTGTGCGTTGACTACTTGGACTTATGTTCGCCTTACCGTACCAAAGTAAATGCAAGTGATGTATTCACGAAAGACAAATATGTGTCGGAAGAGTTGCGTGACTTAGCTGCTGAATTAGATGTTGTATTGGATACAGCCTCGCAGCTTAACCGTGACAGTCACGAAGCTGTTGACTTTGGGCACCAGCACATTGCAGGCGGCGTATCTAAAATCAACACAGCTGATAACGTGTTTGGAATTTACGTAACTAACACTATGAAAGAGAACGGTCGTTATCAGTTACAACTTTTAAAGACACGTTCTTCAAGTGGTGTAGGTAAGCGTATTGATTTAAAATACAATCCTGCTACTATGCAGATGGACGATCTCGAAGAAGGCGAACGCGGAAGTATTGAGACACAAACCAGTTCTATTCTAGATTCTATAAATAAGAAAGGAACAATGGGCAAAGAGCCGCCCGCACCTACGCAAGATGCGTCTAGTACAGTTGACGCGTTCTCTAAAGTTAGGAATAGTTTGCGTAGAAGTGATTAACTCTAGGATAAAACAGGCAGGATAATGAAAGTATCTGATTTAGATAATTATGATTCGATACCGGAGAGTCGTAAATCGCTGCAAGATATTCTTGGGCAGTTTGCAGACATACCTGTAGATCATATGTCTGACGAGCACACTGAGCGCGGAATCAAGGTGCTCGAAGCCGCTCTGAATTTTTTCAATTCACTAGAAGCTAACTACGGTGAAGAAGTTGCAGTAGTTGTGGAACGGAAATTCTGTAACGCAGTAAAAGCGAAAAATACTGACAAGTTTGAGCGTCAGTTAAAGGAATCGATAAATGGCCAGAAAAAGTAAAGTTTGGCTTAACCCGAACGGCTCAGCCGACAAGGAAACGGTAGACCCGAAAGCGGAAGCTGTCTACAATAGTCTAAAAAGCACAGAGAAGACCGTTTTTGTAAAGGCATTACACGATGAAAAAAGAAAAAAACGCCTTGGCCGGTAAGTTTTTGCAGGTTTTAGAACCACGTGATACGTCTATATCACGCAAAGCTGGCGAGATTATAGAACAGGCTGTTACTACTAACCTGCAGATGATTAACCAAGTTGCTGCGTCAAGCAACGTGTCTGTCAAAGATGTGGTGGACCTATGTGTGCAATTATCAGCACAGCCAGAGACTTCTGTCCTCTCAACTCTACGTTATGTATCGTCCTCGTACTTTCTTAGTAATGAAGCGAACCGAGCTTTCAAGTACGTTATAATGACGGGATTAGACTCAGACGTGATCCGAACACACGACGGCCAACTAGGATTCGGTGATCCCGACCTTAACCCAGAACTGGTTCTATCACAACGCGACGAGTGTGCGTTTATTACTATGCTTTCGTTAGCAAATTACCCGTACAAACACGCATCCACCCCGCAGGTACAAGATTATTGGCAATTATTGTTAGGTGAAATACTTTCGCTTTACGGTAGTTCATTACTACCAACCGCGTATATGGTGTTATCCGAGGCAGTGGGCGTCGTGACTACTATGTTTGAATCCGCGCCACGTATATACCGTAGCATTATTCGACAAAGTACACTGAGTCCTGAATATAAACATTCACTGATTAATGAACACGCCGCGCCAGTTGAAAAGAAGCGCGGGATCACTCATATAGAAGATTTAGACGATACGTTGTTTTACAGAGCAATTAATGATTTGGAGCTCTGTGTTGTGACTGAGAAACTAGACGGCAGCAACCTGCGATTTGGCGTAGAAAACGGCCAAATGTATACTGTGTTCGGGAACCTGGATAAAGTTTATGCTGTTGATGATCATCCCGAGAACTTCAGCAGCAATTATCGCATATTTGCCCACCGCGCATTGCTAGCTTGCGAAAGCGAGGTATCATTACTGGGCGACTTTGAGATAGAAGTAGAAGTACTTTACGACGAGATACCCAACGTAATCCGTTACGATGATGCTGTGAATGATATTGTGTTATTAAGACAGTTAAAAGGCGACCCGCATATAATGCCTAAAGTAGTGGAGATATACGATTCAAACGGCATCACTAGCGTCGAACATGAATGTTTGGTTAGTAGAGACGGTACTACTGTGATAAAGGAAAAGCGAACATCTAAAGTTATGTTTAGTGAAGTACCGCAAATGTCGCAGGAGTTCTTACAAGAGTCCTTAGCGAAAAGTGAAATAAGTACTGCAATCGAGCAATATAACGCGATTCTAGGCGAGACAGATGCTGAGACGGGCATGACAGTAAGCGAAGTTGCGAACTTTAAATTGAACAGCAAACGCCCTGAAGATACTGATCAAGATACTTGGAATTCTTTGAAGCAGAAAATCAAAGACTCGAGAAACCCGTGCCGTGATAAAATCAAAGAAGCAAAACAAAAAGTAAAGAATCATCTTCTGACTGCGCTTGTGCATTCTAGTACGAGTAAGTTCTCTGATAGGGAAGATAGCTGGATTGAAGGCATAGTAATTAAGCACCCTGACGGCTTCATGTTTAAGATAGTCGACAAATCCACATTCTTGGAAGCTAAGAACTTTATATGGCAAAAGCGAGAAGAGATCAAGTCTACTGTATTAAACAGCAAGAACGATTCGATAGTCGGTAAGACAATGTTAGAACTTGCCTATATACTAGGTGATACTCGTTATGCTACTATTTCGGCCAAACGTGTGATCCGTTCACAAGCAGAAACCTACGAAAAGTTCCTTAAACTTATCGAGGGTAGCCTTGACGTGGTTTACGTAAAAGAAAAGTTTGCAGACATCCTTACTCGTGCGCTTCGTAGTCATCAAATTATGCTTGGTGAGTACCTAAATACCTATAAGGATTTGTCGATAACCATTCCAAATGGCGTTGAGATTTCCTACGCTGACGACTGTATACATAGTCGCACTTTGGTCGCATTCTGTGAAGCAAAACAAAAGCTTGAAGCCCTGTTACGTATTACTAAGGCAGCAAGTGAATCAGTTCAGCTTTATCGTGTGGTACTGGGCAACAGAATAGAAACCGCTTTTGGATAACTTCCTTAAATAAGGTATAAGAAACCTTATTTTCGGAGTTATACATGCCAATAAGAAATAGGAAATACAACCGAGCTAAACTGGCTGAGTTCAATCTAAACCTAGATATGGACTCAAAAGCCACCACTATGTACAATGACCCACAGAAACGCTTTCGTATCGTTAACCGTAACGAGAGACTTGTTGTTGAGGGAATGGGTGATTTTTCGACCATTCGTCGCCGTACCGGCCACGACATTGAATCGCTAATCAGTCAGGCTGAAAGTGACATAAAATCTGTATCTGAAAAAACATACCGCCCAGGATCGGCTATTGTTACTGATAATAACCCTGATGCTGAGTACTTCGTTAAAGAGTACAACCTGGAATATCCGCAAGCCCGCGCACTTGTAGATGCGCTAGAAAACGACGATTATGACGACGAAATACTAACCCTTATACGATCGTTGCCCGGCAGTCGTGAGTTTGACCTCGACACGTTCATAACTATTTTGAAATCTGAATTGCAGTCGTTCAGCGGTAATACAGATTAAGGAATACCTGTGTTTTTAGAAGATATTTCGGGATTAAAACAGTCGTACAGCGCTATGCTTCTAACTGAGGGCGGCAACGCCTTCAGTAACGTCGGCGCCATTCATATAAGTGAAATAGAACCTACTATTAACGGGTTGGCTCAAGTCCTTCAAATACCCGATCTAGGTTCACATGTGCTTGGATCAGTTGGCAAAAAAGAGTACAGTGGTGATGTCGATATTGCACTTAAGCCTAAAAACCCGGAAGAACTAGGAAAGTTTATCGAAAGGCTAAAGAAAGTACTAGGTCAAGAAAACGTGCGTCAAGTAGGTGGCTTAATAACAACCGCGGTTAAGATCCAGGGCTACAATCCTAAAAAGGACAAGAGGCAGCCCCGCACAGGATATGTGCAGGTGGACTTTATATTCGGTAACCCTGAATGGCTTAAACTTTATTTTCATTCGCCGTCTTCTAAGGATTCTAAATTGAAAGGAACACATCGCAACTTGGCGATAGCTAGTATAGCCGCGCATGTTGATCGTCAATCAAGTGACGAGATAGATAGCTATGGCCGCCCGGTTAAGATTATCCGCTGGAAGTGGAGTCCTAAGGACGGGTTAGTGAAAGTAGAAAGAACCTCCCGTAAAAAGGCCACCGGCGGGTGGGTTAAAAAGCAGGATGACAAGGTTATTAGTGAACCTGTAACTGACGCCAAAGGGATTGCTGATGTTCTTTTCCAGGGCAAGGCAGATGCTAAGGTACTAGACAGTGCTGAGAGTCTTATCGCCGCGGTTAAAAAGTACTACACCGCAGATGCGGCCGAGTCGGTGTTTAGGACTATGGCTAGGAACTTTGACACCAAACCTGATTTAGCAGGCGGTGACTTCGAATATCCGCCAGAGGTTGCGAAGTATATGGGGACAGGTAATGGCCGATAATTACACCAAGCAGTGGCCCTTCAACGAAACAAAAAGCGAGTCGTTAGTTTCTGAATTATCAGAAGCCCGCGGCTTCTTTTACACGCTAACTGGATTGAATAAGTATAGTTATAAGACGTTGTGTGAGATGTTGTATTTGACACTGGTGTCTATGGCTATGCTTGTCCAAGAGCGCCAGAGCCACAAGGCAATCGCACAGTACGCTGACGAAGCACTTGTGTATAAAAACTTCAACAAAGCATACACCCGGTTGAACGACGTTGCTCTTATGTGTGCAACTGTACTGGGCAACAACCCCAAGTACAAGTACAATAACGAAACAACGAAACATTCACAGCGCCATTTGATTGACTATTTTAAAATGTTGCGCGGTGATATGCCTGTTACTAAATCAAAACTAAGCTTTTATCTGTTTTCATTTGAAAGCATGTTATTAATAAGTGACAAGAAGATTAAGCGTCTTAGGCGTAAGGTTATCCAGCTGGCGGAAATCACACCGGTTCAGCGAGTTTATGCTTACAAAGACGCCAAGATGCTATTGCGCAGGTATAATCCTCGTTTAGAGATATTGCCTTATTTCGATCCACTAATACCGGCTAAGATGCAAGACGCCGGCACTACTGTTGACACTCTTTCAGCTGTAGCACTAGCCGCCCTTACAGGGTACCAAGTAGGCAGACAGAAGAGGCGGGACTAACACTCGCCTCTTGTTCATTAAGACTAAATAAGTTTATTAAACTATCTAGGTACCATAATGAACAAATACATTAAAATTAAATTTTTGTCAGAAGCGGCGATGGACACATATATGTCGCATCCCATTCTTTCTGAGAATTCTAAATTTGAAGGCGACCGTGAACTTGCACTGGACGCTGATTATGCTGCTAAATTTACCAAGTTCCTTCAACATTCTGATTTATCAGAAAGTGTAGAGTACAGCATGCAAGAACCTGCCCCTAAAAAGAAAGCAAGCAACAAGCAAGCTATCGTAAAAGAAGGTATTATCGACTTTAAGAAGAATCTAGACTATATGTCCACTGGCCGCCTTGGCCTAGCTGATCCTATGTCGTTTAATATAAACGATCCCGAAGTAGTAGGTGTGGATGGCTGTGCGTGCCTTAGCCAGGTATTTGACGAGTTTAGTGCTCTTTGTAAGGATGTGAAAATACAAAAGAACGTGAGCTTCTTAGAAGATCTAAGAGAGAATATGGCTACCATACGCCGTATACGTGAAATGTGTGAAATGATAGAAGCTTTTGAAGCTGATATCGACGCAGCGCCTATGTTCAAAGAACTGTTGTCTGGCGCAATTGTGGCAAGCGATAAAGTTTCCGGCCACAACCTATCTCACGAACTACCGTATACTATTTCTCCTGAGATAGAGGCGGACATCGCCGGTACGTTCGAAAAGATAAAGCCGATTGGGGCAGCGCTGAGCAAAGTGCTTCGTACCAGTCCGATTGATGAATCTGTTGCGATGATGAAGCTGGGTGATTTCGAGAAGAAACTTGGAAAGCCGTTTAGTGTTTCGCCTAAAAATAGCAGTGACACAGTGGCCGCGTTCTTAAATAGTGTGGCAAGCAGACTAGTTATGGTTAACAAGTCTCTGAAAGGCCAGAAGTCTTTAAGTCCAGAATCTGCTAGTCGAGTAAGGATGGACCTTGCCGAGTTAATGAACGACTTGACACTGGCGTATCAGATATCTGCGCGTTTACGTCAACTTGGCAAGCAAAAGAAATAATATTAGCCGTCGGCGCTAAATAAATATGTGAAAAGGGCACAAGCCCACAAAAGATTATGGAGATTTTTAATCATGGCATTTGATGTATACACTAAAGGTTCAGTACAAGAAGGTATGTTCGTAGAACCAATGTACTTTGTTACACTAACATTCGATTCTGACATTTCAAGCTCAGCTTTCGGTGTTCGTGATTCTGTACTTGAAAAAGCGCTACGCGTTCTTGGTACTCGTGCAGTTGTTACTGGTATTGGTCCTATGTACCTTGACGATGCAGGCACTGCGTCTAAAGTAGACGTTATCCTAGGCACTGGCCAAGGCTTCTACGTAGACGATCCAGCAACTAGCCTTGAAATTGAAGGCTTACAAGCTGAAGCAGTTGACGGTCTAGACAATGCAGGCAACCCGATCTCTGCTACGTTTACGGCGACATTCGCTGTATTCTCTGGCTTAGATGCGGCTACTGCTGCTGACTTAGTAGAAGGCCACGACGGCGAACACCGCCCAGCTACTGCGCGTCACTTCAAGTAATATTTTACTTCATAAAAAAGCGGACTTTGGTCCGCTTTTTTTGTGCCCTGAGTTCGGTGAACATTTAATACTAAATAAGTGAAACGGGAGCTCATAATGGCCACACATGATTATGCATCCCTTGATATACGTGAGAAAATAGTTTTTTATTGTAGATCAAATGGGAGACACGGCAGGGGCGGAGTTGAAGTTTCTAATAGCGGAGACTTCAAACAGGCGTCGCAAAAGAACTTCTCGATTATATTACAAGCAATAGGCCTTAGATGTCAACCACATGTGATAGTAGAACCGTATACTGTACTTGACCTCAATGATGTATGCGATTTAAAAGGCAGAGGAACTGCCTTTGTACTAGGATTCGAGCACGCTGACGCGTTTTCTAGAGGCGAAGACAAGCTGTGGTGGATACGGGAGAACCTCGATAACTTAATCCTATACGATGGTGGTAGATTAAGGTTATCAGAAAAAGCAAATGCAGCGGTAGGGATTTATGCTACTTGAAGAACTAACAGGCGGCCGTGTTAACTTTATTGAAAGTAAATGGCTTGAACTAAAAACTCATTTTAACGATGGCAAACTCATAGAAAGTAATCGACTTTGTGAAGCAATTTCGGTAGACGGAGAAGTGGTTGCTATGTATAATAGAGTCAATGGCAGTATCGTTTTCGAAGTAGAAGATCTAGGCGCTCTGCCGCTTGGTATCAAAACTTCTATAAACGAAGCAAGACGTGTCTGGAGTCGCGTAGGCGACTCCGTGGTGCGTAAATTCAGATGCACTAGTGGCCTCCGTAAAGGCCGCATTGTGTCTGACCCTGCTACCTGTCATAAACCGATTGACATTAAAAAGCGCGTCACTATGAAGCGAAACCAAGCTACAAAAGGCCGCACAATGTCACGCAAAGCTAAAAGAACAAAAAGAATAAATCCAGCAAGCAAACGAGTCGCAAGACTCAACGATCGGGAGAACTGATGAAAACATCTTGTGCATCATACGGCGAAACACCATACGGCTTCACAGTAACCAACGGTGGAGAGGTACACACTAACATCTTTTTGGAAGACACGGCTAAAGCCCTTGTTTCTGCGTATAATAGTGGGTACACCTTCCTGGTGCCGTCCTTAATCAACGACGATCGGTATTACGGCAAGTATACCACTGACGTCATGTTTTACGATAATTCGGCTAATTACGTATTGGCTGAAGACTCTGCGCAAATGGCCGGCATGTACAAGAGACGCCTGTACCAAAACATTGCTCGCATCCGTGATGAAGTAAATAAGCTTAATGCTGAAAAGTTTTTAGAGGCGGACGTATTATGAAAGTAGATTCACTATACCTTAGTGAAAAAGTTAACTTCGGCAAAAACATGCCTAAGATTAGACCTGATTCTAAAATCAGTGATATCAAGGATGCTGTTAGTTACGCATTTAAAAAAATCCATGAGAACAGAAACGACTCGGTTATTAAGATCGCAATGAACGGTCTTATTAAAGAGGCGGGTTCTGTTATATCGAAACAAATTAAGGACGGCCGAATTGGTATGAAAGAGTTAAACGAATTTAGACAGTGGATTGACACCGTCGCAAACAACGAAAAGCAACTTAACGAAAACGTTGATCAAGCGGAAGTCCTTGTTGCTGCAAAAGCACTAAGTGGCGACATTCAGAACATGTATGAGAAAGTGGCAAAGATGGTTGCCACTGACTTGATCTATATCACTGAAGAGATTAAGAATAAATTCGGTGAAGACCAAGCCAAAGCGTTTTACAATCTTGCTAAATCTAATTTGGAAGGCCTGACTGACACGCTTCAAGCTAGCTATGAAGAATTATCAGGCGCTGCTGATGACTTATCTTCTGGCACACCTATTAGCTCGGACAGTGATATGATGGATTACGACAGTCTTGGCGGTGACGACAGCGATGATGAAGAAGGCGATACACCTGACCTTGATAGTGACGGTACTGATGCTCCCGAATTAGAGCTTGGCGGCGACCGCGGAATGAAGGACGACGCATAATGCGCATAGATGAAATTATCAACGAAAGCGACGATAATTTGCGAGCCGAGTTAGAGAATTTCATCTTACGCCAACGAGCACAGGGACAAGAAGAGATTGATACTTCTGTTGCCGTTCAGTATATGCATGACATGACAGGTGTACAAGTTACACCTGAAATGATTGTTGATATGCTATCCGGGTCTGACATAATAGGCACGGTGACGGTTGATACGATTTCGTTTGGATCCGATCTTGCTATTGACGTAGGTGACGAAGAAACCGCTCGAGATGCGGTTCGCAAAAAATCTTCACAATTTGCAAAAAAAGAAATGAGGTAGTGTATGCGCCTGTGCTTCAGTGCTGACGAGCTTGACAATGTAAAGCCGTATAGTGCGATGTTGATGGATGACTTGAATGTTGCTGAGAAAATGATACTCGATGCACATCATGCAGGAAACCGTTCCGTAGTAATTGACTCAGGCACGCACCTCACTGAAACATCTGGTTTTGTTGAATCAGTTAACATCTTAAGTGGCGGCAAGAACTTGTCGCCTATCCCTGCTAACGTACGAGTCGAACACTCTATCGGATATGGCGCCAAGTTTAAAGTGAACGTTGATAGCCAGGGCGCTATAACTAGAGTAGATGTAGTAGAGCCTGGTTCAGGCTATTACCCTGTAATAGCTAAAGCCTACCCGCCAGTCCGTTTTACCGAGGACGAGCACACGTCAGCCGAGTTTACCGTGGTCGCTAGTGATACCGGCGCAGTACTAAAGGTGGTGCCCACTAAAGCAGGAACCGGCTACACGGTTGGTTCCGATATCATTATAGATCACCCGACTGGTTTCGGCGCATCAGCGCAGATATCTGAGGTTGATTCTCAGGGAGGCATAGTAAATGTAAGTGTATCTGCCCCTGGTACAGGATACTCGACACGCTTACCTAGCATTGTTGTTTCCCACCCGGCAGGCAAAGGGTTTGCCGCAGGTGCCATACACACTGAAAACGGCCGTATCAAGTCGATAGCGGTAAAGAGTGGTGGCTCTGGTTACAGCCCTATCCAGTGCCGTGTGCGCATGTCTAGCCGTACAGGCTCCGGCGCTAAGTTTAAGCCCTTGTTTTCGGCTGCGGGTGAAATTATAGGTGTTACCTTGTTGTCGGGTGGCAGCGAGTATTCAGTACACGATACAATTACCGTTACCCCGAGTGAGTTCCATACAAACCCTGCACCAGCTATTTTAGAGCCTGTTGTAAATGTTAGCACGCCAACATCTACACCTTACTGGCAAGCATACAGGAGCCCTGTGAAGTCCCATGAAAGAGACTTTGTATACAGGTTTATAAGTATTTTAGAGGCTGCAAAATTTACTGTTAATGTAGTAACCAATCCGAAAACACTCAACACACTAAAGATAATAATAAGTTGGTGATATATGATAGAACGTCCTGTCCTGGAGAACCGGTTCGATTACGGCTCCGTAGAACGGGTTCTTGTTGATAGAAAATGGCGCTATGGTCCTGAAGGGCTTGCGCTCCCTGCAATAACAAGAATCCTTAATGCAACCAAATCAGAAGAATCCAAACAAGCACTTGAAGATTGGAAAGCGAGGGTCGGTGAAGAAGAAGCCGAACGCATTTCAAAAGAGTCGACTGGCATCGGCGATGCAATGCACGCCAATTTAGAGAACTGGCTCCTTGATACCGGTAAAGATCAAGAAGGCGCTTATTTGGCTAAGCTCCTCACCAAACTAATGCAACTTGAAATCAATAAACACTGCGACGAGGTATGGGGCGTAGAAGTTCCTGTTTACTTACCCGGTATGTACGGTGGTATATTGGATATGTCGGGTGTTTGGCGCGGCAAGCGTTCTGTTATTGATTTTAAAAACAGTAGAAAACCCAAGCGCAAAGAATGGATAGAAGACTATCGCTGCCAGTGCGGTGCTTACGGTATTGCACATAACGCACTCTTCAATTCAGGCATCGAACAAGCAGTTGTTTTGGTTGCGTGCTGGGAGACAGGCACGGTGCAAGAGTTTGTTTTTTCTGGCGACGAGTATCGAGATTGCGAGACTCTTTGGGTGTCAAAATTAGATGAGTATTACTCGACTAATCCGCTTCCTTCCAAGTAAATAATACTACTATTTGAAGGAATAACGATGAACCCAACTACTACTATTAAGGTGGCTAGGCAAACGAACCTACGCGGCCGACAAGTTGATCTACCTCAACCACTTGCTCCGGGCGAGTTTGGCCAGTGCGTTGATACTCAACGAATCTACATAGGCGGCGATCCTGCGTATACGCCGCCAGGCATAAACTACCTTGGATCTACCGAGGCATTAACTGGACAGAACTACCTAGAAACGCGCTTTATCCCTGTTCGTTTAGCAGATGGTACAACCAAAGCTGACTTGGAAAACGAGTTCGGTTCTATGGTATCTGACCCGGGTACTGACATTAGATTTAACGTGGAAACTGCGCTTATTGTTCTCCCTGCAGGCACCACAGCTTCTGAAAAATTGGGCGCTGAAACCACTGTATCGGGTAGCTCATTGATAGAAGAAATTCTAGATACTGAAACGGTTGGATTCACTGTAGAGACTGGCGGACACGGCGAAGCTTCGCTGATAGCAACGGCCATGAACGAGATGTCTAACAGGGCGATTGCTAATGTTCGACTGAATATAGAGCTAAAGACCTCAGTTGACAGTGAAACCATTATTGTTACTAGTCCTGGCGAAAACATATACGCGCCACTTCGGTGGACGCTTCCGCCAACGGAATCCTTTTTGGATTTCCCGGACGGGGGCCTAATATTTGAAACTACCGAGAGTGACGTGTTCACTTGTGAGTATTCACTCGAAATGGCAGACAACGGCGACACGTATTTTAGTTCAGGCATAATTACCGCCCACTTAAGTCCGTTATCACGAACCGGTCTAGTATCAACCCAAGGACCATCTGTAAGAGTACCTGATGGCCTTGCCGGGTATGTTACGTTTTCGGTGGACTTTCTTACGCCTGACAGAGCGGTATGGCGCTATAAGAACACATTTAACGCAGACGCTAAACTTTCAATGGTTATAAGGCGATTTGCTTCAAGAGATTAAACAGGGGTGCGTATGACACATACAGATTGGACTCAACTTGACTTTGAAGATTTTATGGCACTGTGGCGCAAAATGCGTGTTGACCTGCCTGTATTAAGCGCTGAAGAATTAGGTTCTCATCTGCGCGAAAAGTTTGCAAGGTTTCCTATCGAGACGGGCAAAACACTAGATCCCTATTCCCCGTCTAACTGGCCTAGTCCATGGGAGCAGATTACTGATAGTCTGTTTTGTTCATGCGGACTAGGCGTATTTCTTTACTATACTATAAGTCTTTCAGACTCGTACGCTGACGACGATTTCGGGATTTATTACGTAGAAAAAGAAGGATATGACAGGATAGTCATCGTAAATAACACACATGGTTGGTTTATAGATACACTGACTTATGATGGCGGTACGGTGTCTGACTTGCAAGTAGGAAAAATACTTGCCTCTTACAGTAGTCAAGACCTACCGAGATACAATAACTAGCGAGACGAAAATGACAGAAGAGATCCGCATTAAGAAGCGTGACGGTTCACTCGAGCCCTTCAATATCGAGAAAATTCACAAAGTAGTACAGTGGGCATGTAACGGCTTAACCGGTGTTTCGCCATCACAAATAGAACTTAAATCAAAGCTTTACTTCTACGATGGGATGGAATCACAAGCGATTCATAAAACGCTAACTAAAACCGCAGCTGATTTGATCACCCCTGAAGACAGTAACTACCAATACGTTGCGAGTAAGTTAGTGAACTTTAACTTACGTAAAGAAGTATACGGTCAGCCTGAACCGTGGCACTTGCGTAAGATTGTCGAGCGCAACATTACCCTAGGATGGTACACTGAAGAACTCAAAGAGTGGTACAGTGACGAGGAGTTAAATTATCTTAACAAAATCATCAAGCATGATCGTGACTATGATATCAGTTACGCTGGCATGGGGCAGTGGTTAGGTAAGTATCTGGCACAGGATCGAGTGAAAGAAGAACACTTTGAAACCCCGCAGGTGGCATATGTGTTGATCGCTGCTACCCTGTTCCATGATTACCCCGCATCCACCCGTATGAAGTTTGTTAAAGAGTACTACGATGCGTTGAGTAAATTTAAGATTAGTGTGCCGACACCGGTTCTAGCGGGCGCCAGAACACGCGAAAAGCAGTTCAGTTCTTGTGTACTTATTGAGTCAGCAGATAGTTTGGATTCGATTAACGCGACGTCGTCTGCCATCGTAAACTATGTTTCACAGAAAGCAGGCATTGGTATTAATATTGGACGCATTCGCCCAGTTGGTACTAAAGTGCGAGGCGGTGATGTTGAACATACCGGCGTTATTCCGTTCCTTAAGTATTTCCAGGCAGCACTTAAGTCTTGTTCGCAGGGCGGTGTACGCGGTGGTTCTGCCACAGTGTATTATCCTTACTTCCATGGTGAAGTAGAAAACCTACTTGTTGCTAAAAACAACAAAGGGACTGAAGAAAGCCGTGTTCGCCACGTAGACTACGGTATTCAGTTTAACAAGCTAATATATGAACGTGCACTAGCCGGGCAAGATGTTACCTTGTTTAACTCAAGTGAAGTGCCGCAGTTATGGGACACGTTTTACTCAGGCGATAACGATGCATTTGCCAAGCTTTACAGTGAGTTAGAAAAGTCACCTAAAGTTGCGTACAAGCGCAAAGTTAACGCGTATGAGTTGATGTCGCAGTTTCTAGATGAAAGACAAAACACTGGTCGAATTTACTTGCAGAATATCGACCACTGTAATACTCATAGCTCGTTTGATCAAACCAAACACCCTGTGACTATGTCTAACTTGTGTGCTGAGATTACGTTGCCTACTAAGCCTTTTGAGTCACTACATGATGAATCAGGCCGCATTGCACTATGTACGCTATCGGCAATTAACTGGGGCGTAATTAATAAGCCTGAAGACTTTGAAAAACCTTGTGAATTAGCTGTTCGTAGTCTTGACGCGTTATTATCGTACCAAAATTATCCGGCTATTCAAGCTGAGCTTTCTACCAGAGAGTTTAGGACTTTGGGTATAGGTATCAACAACTTAGCCTACTTCCTTGCCAAGAACGGCACCGGGTATACGCAAGAGTCAGCGCTAGAGCTAGTCGACGAGTATATGGAAGCAATGAGCTTCTACATCATTAAAGCTTCTGTTCAGCTTGCTAAAGAGAAAGGCGCGTGTGAATTGTCGCACGAGACCAAATACGGTCAGGGACTATTCCCGTGGGAAACTGCGCATAAAAATGTCAATGACTTGGTGCCTTTGAACTTGCGCATGGACTGGGAGTCGTTACGTGCTGATATGAAAGAGCACGGCGTTCGTAATGCGGCGATGATGGCATGTATGCCGAGCGAGTCTTCTAGCCAGCTAATTAATGCTACTAATGGTGTTGAACCACCGCGTGGTTTTGTTAGTGAAAAGTCAAGCAAGCATGGTGTATTTAAACAAGTAGTGCCTGAGTACAGTAAGTACAAAAACAAGTACGAACTGTTATGGGATCAAGAGTCGCCGCGTGGGTACTTGTCTATTATGGCTGTGTTGCAGCGCTATATGGACCAGACTATATCTGCCAACACAAGTTATAACCCGTTACACTTCAAAACACTTGATGCAAACGGCGGCGAGATGAAGAGTAAAATACCACTCACTACGTTGATCGAAGACTTGTACTTCACCTATTCTCACGGTATTAAGACGTTGTATTACGCGAACACGTATGACGCAAACGAAGGCGACGGCACCGAGAAGAAAGACACCGTAGAAGAGCCGTTACCGGTCGAGATTATCGACGACGATGACTGTGAAGGATGTGTACTGTAATGAATATTGAAGCACTATCCAATATGACAGCCAAAGAGCTGGGAAGTGCGGCCAATAAAAACATGCAGGAGGAGTTGCTCATGGCAACTCCGTTCTTACCGGAGAGTGCGACCTGGACTCAAAGGAAATGGCATGTAATAAACGAAAACTACGGAGCGGTGTTATGTGACGATTGCGACAAACACGCTAAGTGGTCTGGCCGTGGCTATTCGAAGTACTGCGGCGGTGATGTGTGTAATACGCCTAGCGAGCCTATTAGTGACATTCTTGATAAGGAAGTTAGAGAAAAGATTACTTTGCCTTATTTCGAGCAAATTGTCGCATATATGCGTCGATTAATAGGTGATGAAAACATAGTTATAGACGAAAATAAAGTCGGCTATAAGCAAGGCAACTACCGCGGCATATCCGCTAAACCTGCGCTTGGGTACTTGCATGTGAGTGAGTACGACTGGGATAAGAAGAATTCGCTGTCTATGAGCTTCATAAACAGAGAATACGGGGCTCATAAGGGTCATGTGCATCCTAACTCCATTAAGGTAGTTAGTGTGCCTGTCGGTTTATACAGAAGCTTTTTCAACAAGTATAGTTTTGATGACTCTACTGTTGGGAAGACTTGTATAGGACTGTATGGCGGCACTGAGCTTATCGCCGCTGTGCTTTTTGACTACGAAAATGAAGCGCAAGGGAAGTGGCGCATTATAAATAAAGCAATAAAGGTAGACAGACACGTAGATGCCGCAATAACTCGCATCACTGAATACTTTAAGGCAACTTTTTTCCCTAAAGAAATTAGTTTAATCTTGAACCCTTACAAAGACAATGTGCAAGCCTGGGAGAACCGCGGGTTCATGCAACATGAAGATAGATACATTTGGAAGAGTAAATGAAGTCAGTATATAACCTCGACAACGTAAAATCCAACGTTCAGTGCAACACGTTTCTGGATGCAGATAACGACGGCGTAACAGTTGCGCGGTACGATAAAATCAGATACAGTACAGTTCAGCGCATGACTGAACAACAAGTTGGCTACTTTTGGCAGCCGGAAGAAGTTGACTTAAGCAAAGACGTCCGTGACTTTAAGAAGCTCACACCGGCTGAGCAACGTATCTTCACGTATAACTTGCGCAGACAAATTCTGCTAGATTCAATCCAAGGACGCTCGCCTAACTTGGTGTTCTTGCCGGTTGTTACCTTGCCTGAAGCAGAAACATTTATCGAGACGTGGAGTTTCTTTGAGTCTATCCATAACAGATCGTACTCGCACATTATCCGTAACGTGTATTCTGATCCAGGCGAAGTGTTTGACGGTATTAATAATATCCAGCCAATTGTTGATTGTGCTAAATCAATTGCCAAGTATTACGATGTGCTTGACTATAACAATTGTTATGTGCGCGTTCACGGTTATGATGATAAGCTCAGTCTTTATGAGCACAAGAAGTCATTATGGATGGCACTTAATGCAGTAAACGCGCTTGAAGGTATTCGTTTTTATGTGTCGTTTGCATGCTCATGGGCATTCGCTGAACAAAAGAAAATGGAAGGCAACGCCAAAGTCATTAAGTTCATTTGTCGTGACGAAAACATTCACTTAATGTTCACCCAGAACGCAATTAAGACACTGCCTAAAGAAGATCCGGACTTTGCAAAAATACGTGAAGAAACTCGCGACGAGTGTAATGCGCTGTTCGTTGAGGCCATCGAGCAAGAGAAAGAATGGGCTAAGTTCCTGTTTGAAGAAGGCTCGATGATAGGCTTAACTGAAGGTCTTTTATGTAATTATGTTGAGTGGATTGGCCATAATCGTATGCGTGCCATTCAACTTAACAGTCCGTATTCACCGGGCCAAGCTAACCCGCTGCCGTGGACTACGAGCTGGATCGCTGGTAAGACACGCCAGGCGGCACCGCAAGAAACAGAACTTGAATCTTACGTTATTGGTGAGATCGATAAACGTGTGCCTGAAAACTTCATGAAAGATTTGGCATCCAAAATAAAACTATAAAAAGGAATCACACATGCTCATACAGCCTACATACTCATTAAACGAGACACCTGGAAAAATATTCATGTTTCAGATGTCAAATGGCGCAGAAGTCATCGGTAAAGTAAAGTCGGTGGACGACACTAGTCTTATAATAGAAAAGCCCATCCGACTTGCAATACAAGGACAGGGGCAAATTATGCCGTTTAGCTACGCAATCGGCAACCCGGAGGCCGACACTGTGATATTCATGCGCCATGCATTGACTTCGTACTACTTGCCTTCCAAAGACATGGAAGAGATGTACATTTCTAATACGACTGGTATTGATCTTGGCTAATAGCCGCAAAAGGTGAAAATATCGTAAATACTCCTAGTAATACACAATATTTAGGGAGTTTTACATGGCGAAGAATGCCTTTGAAATCCGTACAGACATTTTGGAATTAGCTACTAAGATTGTTCTTGCCGGATCTAACGAATCAGAAAAATGCGAAGTAGAAGAAGTACTTAAAGTAGCAAACGAGTTGAACAAATTCGTAAGTGAAAAAAGTGATTCATCCTCGCGATAAAGTACCGCAGTAGAAAGCGCTCATATAAAGGGCGCTTTTTCATTTCAAACAAACCGCACAAAATTAAATATCTAGACTTTTGCGTAATACTAATATAGAATTGATGTAATATTTCTATAAAAGTAGAACGCCATGATTAAAATGTCAGAACCGATATTTGTGGCTGATCCTATTATCGATTTAATAGGCGAGGCTGCCCCGTTGTATACCGTTATAAACTACGAATCAGTTAGTAAAAAATTCCTGTCAAAAGGAATGTGGTGGGTGCTTGATACAAGCCTCCAGGACAAACTTTCCCAAGGCACTGATGTATACCGACAATGGATCGCTTATGTATTAGAAGATATTATCACTGAAGCGACCGATGTTAGGTACGATATAGTATGTGATGCAGAAGAAGTAACGGACATACCTGGCGGCGAGGTTTTCCGTAGCTTTTTCCACTGGCGCAAGGGAGGACCAAACAATAGCGGGTCACGTCCAGAAGCCTTAGCAATCGGTAAGGTTGCCATACAAGTAGACGATAATAATCACTTGCACAAAACAGACGGCCCTGCGGTCCATGCTATATTTTTCCATTGTCTGGAAGGAAAGTCTAACGTTTTTGACTACGAGTACAGTGTGCACATGTTGCACGGCATGCCGCACCGTTTAGACGGGCCTGCGATTGAGGTCAAGATATTTGATCCCCTAACACAGGAATATATTCTTCATATTGAAGTTTGCGCAGTTGCCGGAAAACTCCATAACGTAGGTGATGCGCCCGCGATTTATATGAGTAAAGGTGATTACACACTTAAGCTGTTCTTTGAAAACGGCACGATGGTGTCGGGTTCTAGAAGTGACCAATACTGTAATATGACTATAGATACTACGCCGCACGGGTTTGTTGTATCCGAGACATACGTTGATTCATCTGGTATAGCCGGTGTGACCCACTTTGACAAGACAGGCGACTTGCATAATCCGGTAGGACCTGCCGTTATAACACCTAGAAGCGCCAGCTTTTATCTACATGGTAGAGAAACAACATTCGAAGCATTGTGTTCACTCGGCATATTGACTAAAACTGAAGAAACAATGATTGCGTTATCGCATGGTGAGGTGGTTGCATGAGATATGAAGAGTTCGCGCTAGTTTCATACACACCCGCGTTTTACCGTACCGGAATACCCAACACTATAGATCATCATTTGTTGGATATGGGATTGAAAAACGACGGCGCTATTTATATGGATAATATTTCGGATTTGTTACGCAAGTCGAATGACGGCGGTATAGGGAGAAGGATAAAGTCGCTTGGTCTTCACTATCGCGGAGACACCGAGGACCATGAGTACCTGAATGGTGTGAATGATTTAGCACTAGGTATTATCGAATCGCTGCGCGAACACTCGTTGTTTGCTGGATTGTTTATGCTTGGCGACACGGGACTTAACGCTAATTGGCTTCAGCGTTTCGAGGTAAAAAGAGTCGGTGAAAGCTTAAACCAAGTCACTATGTATTCTGACTTTGATGGATACAGATCACACTACCTTGAGTTTTATTGTACTGATAGAGCCGAGATAGTTACGCCGGAAGACGACAAACCGGCGCTGGTTATACGCGCTGCTAAAGGGCAGTCGATAGGCACTAATACCCGCTTGTCGATATACTTGAATCGTTTTGGTAAATTACACCGTGATGGTGATCGCCCTGCGCTGGTATTAAATGATCGTGAAGGTTACCGAAACTTTATTATATGCGCACGTGATGGAGAGTTGCACAGAAGCGCTGACGAGCCTGCGCTTTACGGTACGACAAGTGACTTCACTATGTCAGTTCACGCCTGTGACGGCCACATTCACAACGAAGATGGACCTGCCATAGATTATAATGCTAAGAGAGTAGAAGCATACACCTCTTATATTGTGAACGGCAAGCCTAGGTCATCTACACCGACAGCCGCGCTTGTTTGTCTGACAACGAACGTGCTGACTCATTATTATTTAGATGATAATTTTGAGGTACACAATGAGTACGGACCTGCTATTAAAAGTATCAACGCGGGCAAGACTGTTACGCGGGTGTATGCAAGGCACGGCCACAAAATGTCCGGTAAAGAAGAGTGGTTAATGCGTTCAAAAATGACAGAAGCCGAAAAGGGTTTGTACGTACTGGGAGAAGACCTCGATGCTTAAATTACCTGATATACGAAATGTAGTAGTCGGGCGCTCAAACGTGAATCAAGTAGCAGTTGTTTTGACGCGTCTTGTAGACGCGTATACACAAGAGCAGCGTTATGGGACGAAGTTACTCGGGTTCGTTAGCGCCCTGGCACGAGGTGAAGACGTTGAGTCCGGTAGAGTCATTAATGGGTGCTGGCTGGCTTTTGAGACCAAAATAAAGCCGTACTTCGCTAGTACCATATTCATGAATAACATTGATATGGATCAATACCGACCGACTGTGAATCATGTAAGAGACGGGATTGCGTATTGTAAATTTGAAACTCAGGACGAAAACTCATTAGTAACAACGTATGAGTTCACTATTAGTGCCGAAAAAGTAACTCCGCACGACCTGTTTCGTGTTGATCTTAAAGGCGATATTAAGAACATAAACGGCGACCAGCGCGGGTTTACTCATGCCACATTCTATATTGATACAGCGACCGGTCTCTTAAATGATTTTGGCGAAACACCGTCACTTGTTATACACACAATGCGTAATGTGAATTTGAACAACTACACTAACCGCATTAAGGTACACGCCAAAAACGGCGACATAAACGACAACGGTATTCACCCGGCTTTTACGACGAAAATTTATTCTGATAGAGATAACAAAAAGATAGTAGATATTACGGTGAGTATCGAAGATAAGAAGCTTAGTAAAAAAGGCTTCAGGTCTATCACTGTGCGTAGCGGCGACATTACCGAGATCGCTGAGTGCTCGTATGTAGATGACAAATTCGGATGGAAGGTAACAATAGACAGTGATCCTAATTATTGGCTACTAATTGATCACAATATGGATGTGGGGTCTAAATACTATCCGGGGCTCATAACAGAGCAAAACACCCACTATATAATAAAGAACGAGGTGTTATCACCGTCTGAGTTCGTAAAACGATGTAATTTAAGTGATGAGGAAAAAGCTATGATAATTTTGGGTGAGACCCAATGAAAGGTATCTTAGCGTCAGTATTTGAAATACCCGCATCTATCCGTAACACTTCTACGGTGCCGGATGTGTTGCCTGTGTTAAAGACCGTACTCGACATTTCTGGCAAAAACAACGCATCGAATGCAGTGCATATATCTGCTTTCAGTGAAGTAACAGAAATACTAGTACCTGATGGTACCTATAGCGTAAGTGAGGTGGTTACCGCAGCAAAGGAAAACGCCCTAAAACTTTTCGTATCAACAACCAATAGATTGTATTCCGATGCGACAAACAAGAAACGACCTACTAACGAAGACCTCGAGGCAGTAATAGACCATAAAAATGAAGCGGTGGAGATATCTATCAAGTGCTTCCATACCAGTGTCAATCTTTTTTTGTCGTTTTACGAAACGGCGGGAGGGATATTGCTACACTCTGAATCAGGTCCCGCGCTTGTAATAACCACTAGATCTACTGAATATCCGCTTGAGAACACCGATATAAAGATATACGCAGAGTATGGATTATTACATAGAACGGGTGATCTGCCTGCTCTTACGAGTAGTTATTGTGTTGGTATATTAGGGAATCGGTTCCATCAGAAATGCTACGCAGAAAATGGACTAGTAGGAAGAAACAATACTGCTCCTGCTTTGATCGTTGAGAAGTACAGGGTAAGAGAAGGGTTCGAAGACGAGATATCTACAAAAACCCGTTTATACGCAAAGAACGGGAAGGTTGATCTAAGCTCGCAAGACTATTACATGGTGCATGAATCGTTTAGGCCGGATAAACCAGCGCTATTAGAGATGACGGTTGATGAAACTGGACACCCAGTTTTACACACGTACTGGCCAAAAAACGGTAAGCTAGTAAGATCCAACTCGCGCTATTTAGATGACAGCCTGACATATTTACACCGCGTCGACGGTCCGGCGGCAGTGTTTGCCTATGCCGGTGGAAGAACCGGTATTGAGTATTGGTATCGTGGCGTGCCGTGTACTATAGATCAATATTTGCGTATGAACAATGAACTTACAGATAGTGAAAAAGCAACAATCAGGCTTGGACACGAAAAGACAAACTGCGTGAGATACGTAGATAAATAAACAAAAACAACTATAAAAGGACAAGACAAACATGATTACATATAGTATATTTTTCGATAAGAGATTCAGCGAAGCTTTCACTCGACTAGTCGAGCTACCAATGAAGCCGGCATTGTCGCAGAAGTTCAGTAAAATGGCCGAAACGATAAGCAGTGCTGAGCAAAGTTTTGGTGAAGAATACGGTGCTATTGTCAAGGAGTGCGTCAAACTAGACGACTCAGGCAACCCGGTAACTACCGATAACGGTGGTGTAGTTATAGCCGAAGATAAAACAGAGTACTATAAGAACTCTATTGCTGAATTAAAACAGAAACCAATTCAGGGCGTTGTTCCTGTCTATATTTCTGACTTGGGTGATGACATTAAAATATCACCTAAAGACTTAGGGGTATTACGGGAAGTCCTAGTATAAGGAAAACTCATGTATAACAGCGGCAGCATATCAATATTGACGTTGGACACAGCGGCAAACAATGTCCGGCAGTTAACATACAACTGTTTGGATATAGTTCGTGAAGGTTACGCACGCACTGGGATCTACCCTGGTGACTTCAAAGACCTGCCGCCACCGGCTTTGAGCGTTGAAGAAGTAGAATCATCGATCGTGCTATCCACAAGGGCTTTCGGCGAACTAGAGTTTTTTTGTGGTGCCACTGTTGACTTTTTGCGGGAGATGGATTCGTCTATCTCCCAGTACGGTGTGAGTATCACCAATCTCGAAATAGGCGTATCCAGCATATCCAAAAAGGTTGATGAATTAGAGGATCGCATGCGGAGGATTTTCGAAGCACTTGAAAATGCTGCGCCGGATACTACGGTCGCAGACCTAAAGAGTATGATTTACTATAGTTATAAACTCGACGAGATAGATGCCCAGGTAAAGGATAATGGTGGCGCTGACGCTTTCGCGCATTTAGATAATATGGTTAAGAAATCTTATGGATAACGACGATAATACATACGACGGGTCTTTGGTTGCTAACCTTATCGACACGTCAACTCTTAGTATCGAAGGCCGTTCTTTATGGGATAATGCACTGGCGCCGCAGGCTGAAGTAATTACGGCTGAATCAGACGAGATTAAAGCATTGAGACTGTTACTCGAGGCCATAGATATGCTACCCGACGACAATGAACTAAAACAAACCCTCAACTCACTTCGTGCATCAATTAAGTTACAAGGCGAATAATAATAAATGAATATCAACGATGTATTAGGCCAAGCACTAACAGTGCCTGGATTTTTCGGTACGCTAGGCAGCGCTTGTGTTATCCTTGCATATTACTTAAATGTTATGGAAAAGGCAGGCACGTTTTCGTATCGTTACACACTCTTAAACTTGTGCGGCGCCCTCATGCTGACATTCAGTTTAGTTTACCATCCCAACCTACCTTCGCTCGTTATTGAAATGTTTTGGATTTATATCAGCGTAACCGGGCTTTATAAGACATGGCAGAAAAAGAAAATTACGGGATAGCGCGATGCGGTGGTTGTGGTGATTTTTTCACCGCGCCCACGCACTCAAAACCATTACCGTCAGTTACCACACCATTAAACGATGTCGACTACGCTATTCTGAATCACGCCGGTATTGACATAGAGCAACTTCCTGTACCTACCACCTGTTGCGCGACGTGCTACCGAGAAATATTTTATCGATAATAAAAATTCTGTTTGATTAATTCTTTAAAGTTTGCTAATATTGAATTATAGTTTAACCAAGCTTTAAGGTATGTAATGAAAGTCACAACCAAAGGAAAAGAAACACGGACTTCGAGCGGCGTTGCCTCGACAGGCTTTACCATAAAATCTAACGCACACGCTTTTAAGATATTATCAAGCAACATGTATTCAAACCCACGACACGCTATTATTCGTGAGTTGTCTACTAACGCACTTGACGCGCACGCGATGAATGGTAACACCGAGAAGCCGTTTGATGTGACCCTCCCGACGCAGTTTAATCCAGTATTCGTGTTAAGGGATTATGGCCCTGGCTTGGATATAGACAATGCAACTAATCTCTATACCACGTATTTCGACAGCACTAAAAACGACGACAACAAAGCCGTAGGCGGTCTGGGCCTTGGATCCAAATCACCACTCGGTTATACAGACATTTTTAATGTTGTGTCTTACCACGAAGGAAAAGCACACTATTTCGCTGTAATTATTAATGAAGAAGGCCTCCCGTCTATCAACCATTTGGGCAGCTCGGACACTGACGAACCGTCAGGACTTGAAGTTTCAGTACCGATGAAAAACAACGAATCTTCTGAACGTGCACATTGGCTGGCTGAAGCTATCGACATTTACATGTGGTTCCCTGAAGGCTCTGTTAATATTGTTAATCCGTCGGCGTACGATGACCGTCTTATTGATGAAGATATAGCTAGTATCGTCCAGGCAGGCAAAGTAGCGCTAGAAGAAGCCGCTGACTACGATATAGTGTCGTATTCTACTAACGTATACTTCGATGGAGGCAATAGCAGGTTGAATTATCACACCTCCAAAGTACGGATACGTAGCTCGGGCCTTTACGCTCAAATGGGGCCTATAATTTACCCAGTCAGTATGGACCGTTTGGTGCTTCCAAACAACATGACTTTAAACGCGCCTGACTCCGCAGTAGTAATGGAGTTTGGTATAGGCGAACTTACGATTGCACCTTCCCGTGAAGAACTCCACTATGACGACGAAACAGTCTCTGCCTTAAGTAAACGTATATGGCAAGCAGTTAACAACACAATCACAAGTATCACAGATGCAGTTGAAGAAATACAAACCGTTGATCAAGTAATTGAAATGGCTAAGAACGGCCTGGAACTTGATGTGCCGGGCGGCACGTATGCAGCTCGTATGGCCAGTATGGACTTTCGTTCGCTATTAAGCGATCGTGTCCAGAAAATCGTTGACGCTCAGTATAATCCTATACTATCTGTATCGACACTTTCTTTAGATTCTGAACGAGTAGCACATAAGAAGAACAAGTACCGTATTAACCTTAGTATGTCAATACCTGACTTGTTTGTGACACATGGTACTATACCTGTAGAAGATGTGGCTGAGGTCAAACAAGCGCTTTGTCGTGCACGTATGATGAAAGCCGATAAGACATTTGACGTTGTCTATACAGAAGTAGTACACCGACACATACTGGACAAAGTTTACGAAAACTATTTGGAATCTGACCAAGCCGAAGAAGTAGTTGAAGCAGTTGCCGAACTGCTAGGCCTTGACCCTAGCGATGAATACTTTGACGAGACAGACTTGCCGTTGGGTAGGCTGTACCCGCGACACTTAAAGGGTTTAGTGGATGACGGTTTCGAAAACTTCGAGACTGCTTATGCTTTTGAATATGATTTCGGCAAGACGTGGACTCGTACTTGGACAAGTAGCAACTTTTTCAAAGACAGTGTAGAGATTTTGATTGAAGACAAGGCAGGCTACGTTAATGCTTGGCGTCAATACGTTAAGGAAAATCGTGCTTACTACTGCAACATAAGTATTCTAGCAAACGAAAAAGATGCTAAGCTAATCAAAGCGTTCCTCGATGCTGTTGACTTAAAAGTATCACACTACGGTAACGTAAGTGATTTTGAACCTGTAGTTGATATTAGGGAAGCCAACCGTCGCGATACATCTGCTATGAATATTGGTGTCCGCCGCGTGCGCAAAGACGGGTCGCTAATTGATTCTTATTTAGAAAACTGGGATGTTGTTAGCGTACACTCTGATACCACTGTGTACGTGAGCATAGACGCAGGTACGTTGTCGTCGCCGTATTCTACTGAGACAATGGAAGCGTGTAGTAAGTATTCTGACCAAGTTAAAGAGCTAGTTAACAAGGCCTATACGCTGCCCTCAGGTGACCCTGTTTCTAGAATATTGTTTTATACTGCAAGTAAACGGAATGTGAAGGCTATCGAAAACCTTGAAAATTGTTTGTCTGTGCAGTTAAAAGACTTCCGTGGTAAAATATCTGAAATGGCAGTAGTAGATCACAAAGACTACATTGATTCTATTAAAGGGGTATCGGCCGGCGAACTAGCAGGTAATATACCGAGCTTTATAATGGAAACTATAGAGTTCATATCGGATAATTGTCCTGATCTTAGATTTAAGATAGATGATGATTTTACTAGTAAATACGTCAACAAGGTCTTAACAATTACGTCAGCTACTACGAGCAACACCTACCAGTTCCTAGAGGCAGTAATTGGTAAACAAGACTTTCATGCTATTATTGAAGACGAGTCTTCAAAAGAAAGTAAAATGTTGCGGGACGCGACGTTCTGTGGTAAAATTGCTAACGTCTTCGCGACACCGGTACTGTATTCGTTTGTACGCGGCTTGAGACTCGCGCAGAACAGTGCTTATTCTTATACAGGCATTTACGACTGTAGTTCGTGCGAACTAACGCGATATGATGGTCAGAAGCGTATTGTTCGCATACCGGAAGTTTCTATCAAAGAAGCGCTAAGACAAGCACGGAATATAATACGAGATCAGGTAATAACTGATACTAACACAGGAGAGGAATAATGATATCGTATATCATACGTGAAGATAGTGTTGTCGTTTTCGTAGACGGCAAACAACACATCGTTTCACAGAGTAATCACCCGCGATTTGCTGGTATTGTAGATGCCATTGATCGTGAAGACCATGAGTATATTCGAGAGAATATAAACGTCAAGGACGCAATAACTCGTGAAATCACCGGCGCTTGTGAAGGCCGTGTAGAAGTAACCGACTCACAAGTATTGTTTAACGG